AACGATGCGGAGCAGGGCTTCTACAATGGGCAGGTGGGCCGGGTGGTGGAGTTTCGGGGTGGGGATATCGTGGTCGAGAGCCGCGGTGAGAAGATTTCACTGGGTCGGCGCAAATGGTTCTTTGAGTCGCTGGGGGTGACCGTCCAACAATACCCGCTCCGATTGGCCTACGCGATGACCATACACCGGGCGCAGGGACTGACCCTGGATGCCGCGAGGATTGATATCCGAGCGGCCCGAGAGCCCGGGCAGGCCTACGTGGCACTGAGCCGGGTGCGGACGCTGGGCGGGATCTACCTGACCGAGTGGCCGAAGGGCTGGTTCATCAGCGAGGAGGCGTTGGCATTTGAGAGGAGGGCGGAATGACATGGATACTTCCAAAGCAGTTACACACCTTGGCCTCTGCGCTGGATACGGAGGCATTGAACTTGGACTCAAACGAGCAATCCCAAGTCTGCGCACAGTCGCTCTTTGTGAGATCGAAGCCTTCGCCATCAGCAATCTGGTTGCGAAAATGGAAGCGGGACTCATGGACCCAGCACCTATCTGGCCGAATCTTAAGACCTTCCCTTGGGGAGCGTTTCGCGACCGAGTGGACATCCTCACTGGCGGATACCCTTGCCAGGGATTTAGCCACGCAGGATTGCGCAAAGGAAAGCAAGACCCGCGGCACCTGTGGCCGTGGATTGCAGATGGCATTCGACTTCTCAGACCCCGGACCTGTTTCTTTGAGAACGTCGAAGGACATATCAGCCTGGGGCTGTCCGACGTCATCGAAGACCTGGCAGGAATGGGTTACAGAACGACGTGGGGCATATTCAGCGCGTCTGAATGCGGAGCGCCGCACCAGCGAAAGCGGGTGTTTATCTTGGCCGTCTCCAGTGGCTTCAGAAGTGCGGCAGGGCTTTCAGGATCGTTCCAGAGGCATGAAGGGCAGTCAGGAGAGTCTGACGACGGTGGTAGTGAAGTCATGGCCAACGCCTGCGGCCAGGGACCACAAGGACACTGGGGAGAACGTGGACATGGAGAAGGTGGCAGCGAAGTCGAAACTGGCGGGAGTAGTTGCAGTGCATGGCCCAGCCGTCCCGGCGAGCAGCAGTACGGATGGGAGCCGCCAAGGGTTGTGGGTGGATTGGCGCACACCGCAAGCCAACGAGGCGGGAGCGAGAGTGGAGACGCTCTACACCAAGGATGGACAGCCAGCGAAGCCGGGACAGAGAGCGTACCGCAAGACACCGGATGGCAGGATGGTACTGCAATCGCAGACGATCAACCAACAGGTGGAGATGGTGCAGAACTGGCAGACAGCCACCGTATCGACCGGAGCGCACCGGCAGAAGGACGGCAGCATGATCGACAAGCTGGACCAGCAGGTGAAGAACTGGGCGACACCGAGGGCCGAGATGGACTCGGGAGCGCACAACGGGAAGCCGGACACGCTGCACAGCCAGATGAAGGTGCAGGCTGTAGGCAGATTAAATGCCCGCTGGGTGGAAACTTTAATGAACCTCCCAGTGGGATGGACTATGCCGAGCTGTGCGTCACCTGTGACAATAGAACGGATGAGCTGCGACTCCTCGGCAACGGAGTCGTTCCAGCCACCGCAGAGCGGGCCTTCCGGGTGCTGATCAAAGAATTACTATGATGACGACGCAAGAGATTGAGGGCTGGCTGGGCACGCCGCTGTTCCTGGTACCGCAGAGCCCGGGGACCAAGATTCCGATGGTCAAGTACACCCAGGAGACCATGGAAAGTACCAAGCGGGACGTGTACCGGGTCATGCTCGAGCATGGGAACGTGGCAGTAAGGCTCGGGGAGTTCTCCGGTGGGCTGTGCGCGATAGACTTCGACGATGAGGGCAGCCTGGAGGCGTTCCTGAGGGTCAACCCGGTGCTGCAGGGGTCGGCAAGGTGGAAGGGGAAAAGGGGCGCACAGATTGGCGTGAGGATCACGGGCAAGTACCCGGGGCCGTGCGCGGAGCGGAGCACGACCGAGATGGTTCAGGTGGGTGATCGGTTGCTGGGCAAGCCATTGTATGAGTGGCGGAGTACGGGGAACCTGAGCACGGTGAAGGGCGTGCACCCGAGCGGGTGCGAGTACAGCGTGCTGGTGGACAGGCCGCCGGTGGCGCTGGAGTTCAGCCAGATCCGGTGGCCCGAGGGCTGGCCGGCTCCGGGCAGTCGGGATGAGATCGCGCAGTTGATCCGGCAGCATGGCGTGCCCTGGACGTTCGGCCGGAGCGGCACGGGCAATCTGCAGGCTCCCTTCTTCGCGGCCTACATGGCGCACAAGGAACGGTTCCTCTTCGATGCGGTAACCGGGATGCACTACTGGTACAAGGATGACCGGGGGATCTGGATGAGCATGAGCCGCGAGGAGATGGCGCAGAAGGCCCTGGAGACCGCCAGGCGCGTTCTGTTGGATCAGGTGGCCTCGACGGAGGACCCGCGGCTGCCGGCGCTGCTGACGAGGCTCACAGCGAGCTTCGCGGATCAAGTTGTGGATCTCATCGGGAGGCTGCAGGTGGAGCGCAATCCGTTCTCCAGGCCGGACAGCGTGGTGCACTGCTCCAATGTCATGGTGGATCTACGGGCTGCACCCTACGAGATGCATGGCTTCGGGCCGGAGTGGATGTCGAGGAATCAGACGCCGGTGCGGTATGTCCAGGGGGCAAGCAGCGAGATGTGGCAGGCCTTCCTGGATCATGCGCTGCCCGAGGAGGATGACCAGATGCTGCTGCAGAGATGGGGCGGCCTGGCGCTGCTCCAGAGGAACAGGCCGCAGGTGATTCTGTTGCTGACGGGGACCGGCGGCGGCGGGAAGAGCACGGTGGCCGGGCTGGTGCGGAGGTTGGTGGGCGACGAGAACTGTAGCGAGCTGAGGACCGCGCACCTGGGCAGCAGGTTCGAGCTGGCCAACTTCCACGATAGGACACTCTTGATCGGTAGCGACGTGCCGCCGGACTTTCTGTCCTGCGAGGAGAGCCAGCAGCTCAAGGCTCTGACGGGCGGCGATAGGCTGAGCGTGGAGTTCAAGGGCAAGAGCGGGGCCAAGGCCGTGGTCGGCGACTGGAATGTCATCGTGACGGCCAATAGTAGGCTGAAGGTCAACGTGCAGGGAGATTTGGGAGCGTGGTCGAGACGGTTGCTGCTGCTGGACTTCAGCCAGCCCAAGCCGGAGAAGGTAATCCCCAACTATCACGACGTGATGATTGAGCGGGAAGGCAGCGGGATATTGAACTGGTTCCTGGAGGGCGCGGAGGATCTGTGCCGGGTCATGCAGGCCGGCAGGCCGTTCCCGGTGACCGAGAGGCAGCGCGGGATGATTGATAATCTGTTGAGCGAAAGCGACAGTGTTAGATACTTTATTGTTAACCATGTTCGGGGTAGCAGCATGTCGTCGGATTGTATCACAACCGAGGAACTGTATAGTGCTTACATGACGATGTGTAACAACAAGGAATGGGGGCCTGAACCGGAGAAGCGTTTCCAGAAACGTGCCGCTGAACTGATGCTGGAGATACACCAGGCCATCCCGTCGAACCACATTCACCGTAGCGACGGTCAGCAACAACAGTCCCGAGGCTACATGAAAGTAACCTTGACCGCATGAAAAGCACTGGATCTGTCAAGTGTTGTCAAGCGGTTGGGACGGGGGACGGCACTTCTCAACTCGGTGCTAGAAGTGTAAAAGGGGGTATAGGCTGCTCCAGGGTAGGAATGGAGTTGGGAAATGCCGTCCCTCCCGTCCCAAACACTAGACACCGCTTGACAGTGGTAGGCCTACGCAAAATTGGCTCGAAATTGGTCGGGCAATGCCCAGCCTGTGCCGAGGTAGGTGGGGACAAGCAGCGTAATCACCTCGTTGTCCAGGCAGACGGGAGGTTTGGTTGCGTTATCCACCCCGGTCCCAGTGGCAAGGCACATAGACAACGCATATTTCAGCTTATAGGAGATAAAAGCGGCAAGGGTAGGCAGCACTTGCCCGCAACACCATTAGACATATCACTGTTATGATAGTAACAAACACAACGAAACTATTGATGGAGGCACCGCACCTTGTGAAGTTAGGTGTGCAGCGTGGCTGGCTGTCGTACCCCAAGGACATGGCGTTCAAGGAGGACGGCACGCCAGCCCCGGTCATGCAGGATGAGCCGGAAGTCACCGAGCAGCGCCACACACCGGACATGGCACGCAAGGCCTACGACCTGCGTGACCGCGGCCTGTCGCTGAACGATGTTGCCACGGCCTGCCAGGTGCCCCGAGGCAGCGTGGTCTATCTCATCACCAAGGGCCACGAACTCTACCTCGCAAGCCAACGGAAGGACATTGAACCATGACCACAACAAAGGCAGAATCCCCGCAGATGGAAGATCCATTCATTTACGCACCGCAGCCGACCAGCAAGGTCCAAGCAGTAACCCAGGCAGGCACCAGGCCGTCCATCCATGTCTCGCTGTACGCCTACGGCGGCATCAGCGCAGCCTGCATGATGTCCTGGGTAGACCTGACGGCCACGTTCGCCCGTTCAGACAGGCAGACCGATCTGCGCACGATCCGGGAGGATGCCCTGATATCCCGCAGCCGTTGCCGTGCGACCAAGTGGTTCCTCGACAGCGGCAAGGACGTTTGGATTCAACTGGACCACGACATTGAGTTCACCGCGGCCGACGTCATCCGCATGGCCGAGCTGGCCCATGAACACCAGGCAACCGTCTGCATCCCCTACTCATGCCGCTCACTGCCCGCCAGGCCGGCCCTGCGTCCCAAGGCGGAGCACCTGCAGGCCCTCAAGCATCAGGTGAATGACGCTGAGTGCGCAGCGGAGCTGGTGCCCATCACCATGTTCGCATCGGGATGCCTCGCAATCCCCCGTAAATGCCTTCTGGCGACACTTGATGCGCTGGAAGGGTCAGGAGTGCAGAGCCCATACAGGATCGACTGGTGCGAGGATGTGCGCGTCGAACGCTTCCCGACCCTGTGGATGCCACTGGCCATGGAATCCATGCCAGGCAAACTCGAGTATCTCAGTGAGGATTACGCTGCCGCAGTCAGGATGACCCTGGCCGGAGTGAAGCACCTCTCGATGAAGCCCCGGAAGCAACTCAACCACTGGGGAGAGTTCCCCTTTAGCTTTGCGCCTTATGCCGGGTGAGAAACCAAAGAAGAGGCCGAGTCTCGAGGACGTCGCCAAGGCCGCTGGAGTCAATTACCTGTACACGCAGCGAGTGCTGTCAGGTAACACCGAGATCCCCCAGGCAACGCAGGAGAAGGTCTTCAACGCAGTCAAAGAGCTTGGGTACGTCAAAACACACCACCCCGGCCAACACTTCAACAACAAGCTGACCCAAGAGAAAGCAGACGCTGTCGTCGCTGGTATCCTGGAGAACAAGTCGATTGATAAGATTGCGGAAGAGACCGGACTTGGCCCCACCACTACGTTTAAGCTGATCCGAGGAGTTAAGGTCCCGGTAGACTATCCAGAAAACGAGGAGGACTGGCGGAAAGACGTGACCGGGTTTTTGGAGGTTGCAATCTGGAAGGGCACCAAGCGACTAGCTGAATCCTCTATTAACTTGATAGATGATAGGGGCTTACCCGTAGCGGTCGCTGTGCTAACCGACAAACTTTCTGTTATTAAGGGTCAGCCTACCTCAATTCACCTAGCCATGACAGCCAGTGTCAGCCACCGCGACCTCATGAAGGACCTGAAAGAGCGCAATGTAACCCCCGTGAACGACGAGCAGACGCCCGACCTGGTTTAGGTAGTGGCCCAAAATGTCCTACCCCTACCGCGGAAGCGTCATCGAAAACCACGACTTCAGGCCTGTTTCAGCGTTTTCTTGCACAATAGCAGTTATATTCACTTCGCAACGCAAACACGCAGCAAACCCCTGCAAACATTGATCGAAACGCACTTTTGCCCCACTCGGCAGACCCAGTGTCCTACCCCGTTACACAAGGCAGACACCAGGCCGCCCGGGCCCCCGGGGGAGGGGGTCGGGCAATCCGCGGCGACGGTAAAAGTCGACGGGTTCTCTAAAACGAAAAATATTGATAAATGAGCCAACCACTCTGCCTCACCTGCTCCAAGCCCTTCGAGATTATCAAGCAGCGCGAAGGCCCCAAGCAGAAACGCTTCTGCACCGAGGCCTGCAACACCGCTTGGTGGAACGAGCAACCGCAGCACCCCGTCATCCCCAAGGTCGACGCCTCGCACCCCCGCGCCCTCGAGCTCAAGCAGAAGCGCACCCAGCTCGTGCTGCTCGAGAAGGCCGACCCCTACACCTACGGCTACATCCCGGACCACTGGGAGATCGCCAACACCGAGTATTTGCTCACCCAGGAGCTCTTAATCTCCGGCGGCAACCGCGCCGGTAAAACCCTCTGGGCCGCCCGCCGCGTGGTTCAAACCCTCCTCGAGAAGGAGAACGCATCGGTTCTCTGCTGCCACACCTCCCACGCCACCTCGGTCACCGTGCAACAGCCCGCGATCTACAACTACCTGCCCGTCGCACTTCGGGCCACCAAGAAGGGCCGTATCCACTACCTGAACTACAGCCGCAAAAATGGCTTCACCGACGGCTCATTCATCCTACCCAACGGCTCCCGCTGCGACTTCCTGAACTACACGCAGAGCGAGAACACCATTGAGGGCCGCGAGGCCGACATGATCTGGTGCGACGAGCTCGTGCCCCAATCCTGGGTGGACACACTGCGCTACCGCCTGATCACCCGCCGCGGCAAGCTCCTCGTGACCCAGACTCCCCTCGAAGGCGTCGCCAGTGTCTACAAGGAGTTCACCGCCGGCTCCGCAATCACCCGCTTTGACGACGCCGAGCTCATCAAAGGCAAGCAGGCCCTGCCCACCTGGCCCATGGGTAAGTCCGCCCGCACCATGGTGCAGCCCCAGACCAACCGGCGCACCGTGTTCTTCTTCTCGGAAGACAACCCGTACAACCCCTTCGACGAGATGAAGTCCAAGCTGGTCACCTCGCCCATGGGCCAGATCCTGACCCGGGCCTACGGCTGGGCCTCGGACAACATCGGCAAGGCCTTCGCCCGTTTCCGCCCCGATATCCACTGCATCCCGGCCTCCAAGGTGCCACCCGGAGGCACCCTGTACATGGTCTGCGACCCTGCCGGAGCCCGCAATTGGTTCTGCCTGTGGCTCCTAGTGTACGAAGACGGCAAACGCATCGTTGTCCGCGAATTCCCGGACTTCAGCAACTACGGCGAGTGGGCGCTGCCCTCCGAAAAGCCCGACGGCAAGTTCGGTCCCGCCCAAACCCTAGACGCCGGCCGTTCCATCTCCGAGTACCGCAAACTCTTCCGCCAGATCGAGTCAGAACTCGGCTACGGCGAGCCCGTTATGCGCCTGATCGACCCCAAGGCCGGAGGTTCTCCCGCGCTCTCCGAGGCCGGCGGCACGACCCTTATCGACCTCCTGGCCGAATCCGACGACCCCACCGACGATGGCATGGCCTTCATTCCCGCACCCGGCGTGCCCGTCGACCAGCGCACCAGTGCCATCAACTCGCTCCTCTCCTACGACGCCACCCAGCCCCTCACCGCGCTCAACGAGCCCTCGCTCTACATCACCGACACCTGCACCAACCTTACCTACGCACTCTCCGAGCACACCGGCCGCGACGGGCAGAAGGGCTGCACTAAAGATCCCATCGACTGCCTGGGGATGCTTTTGGTCTCAAGTCTTGCGTTCGTAGGCCGCGGGGGCTTTGATTGTCGCGGCGGCGGCGGATACTAAAGCAACACGATATGCAAGGCGATTCATACAAGACGGCGACCGACGTGATGGCACGGGTCGGCGACGAGCCCAATGTACCGGCATTGACCGAGGAGCTGCGGCGCTCGGCCACCGACTACGGCGTCTTCGCCCGGGTCGAGAATGCCGAGAACGTGCGCTACTGCCGCTGGCCTGGGCAGACCGACGACGGCAAGAAGAACAACGATGCCAACCGCAACAAGCCGGCCTTCCCATGGGACGGTGCCTCCGACACGCGCATCCCGCTGGCCGACGAGGTGATCAACGGCCTCGTCGACCTCTGTTCCACCTCCTTCTGGCGCTCGATGCTCCGCGTGTCGCCCACCAACATCAGCCAGCTCGACCAGGCGGTCACCGCGCACAACCTGATGGACTGGACGGTCAACTCCCGGATGTACAACGACCTGACCCGTGAGGTCGAATTGCTCTCGCAGTACCTCTGGACCTACGGCTGGGCCGGCGTCCACGTCACCTGGCAGCAGGAGATGGGTCAGAAGGAGCAGTACCTGACCATGGACCAGATCATGGCCTTGGCAGCCCAGTCGCCCGAGGGCTCCATCCTGGCCGACCTGCCCAATCTCATCGCCAACCCCGAGGCCGACGACCAATCCGCGGAACTCCTGCTCGCTGCCTTCCCCAACCTGCGCAAGCGCCGGGCGCTCAAGGCCATCCGCGACCTGCGCACCGAGGGCGAGTGCGACTTCCCCATCCCCACCATGGTCAGCAATAAGCCCATGGTCGCTGCTCTGGCACCCTACGACGAGCTGGTCTTCCCGCCCGAGACCACCGACATCCAGTCCGCCCGGGTTGTCTTCCGCCGCTACTACATGACCGAGGCCCAACTCCTGAACAAGGTCGAGACCGAGGACTGGGACGCCGAGTGGGCGCAGGAAGCCATCAACACGATGGGCCGTTTCTCGGACTACTCCGCCTACACCTACGCAGCCGTCGGCCTTGCCGAGAACTCCATCCTCGACCGCGAAAACCTGATTGAAGTGGTCTACGCCTACCAAAAGTCAATCGACTCCGACGGTATCCCGGGCGTGTTCTACACCGTCTTCAGCCCCCAGGTCGGCGACAAGTGGGGCTACTTCGACCTACTGGACTACACGCACGGCCAGTATCCTTTTGTTATCTGGCGCTCCGAGCTCATCCACCGCCAGATCACCGAGAGCCGCGGCGTGCCCGAGGTCTGTTCCACTTGGCAGCACGAGGTCAAGGCCCAGCGCGACTCCATCTTCGACTACACGTCCCTCGCCACGCTCCCGCCCATCGAGGTCCCCAAAACCCGCGGCGGCAACCTGAAGATCGGCCCCGCCATCCAGATCCCTGTCCTTCGCCGCGGCGAGATCGGCTTCCTGGCACCGCCCGCCCGCGAGCCCGGTGTTGCCTTCCAACTAATTGCGGCCATCGAGGCCCAGACCGACCGCTACTTCGGCCGCCCGACCGAGAAGGTCCCGCCGGTCATCACCCAGATGCGCCAGCAGCGCCTGATCAACAACTGGCTGCACGGCTGGACCGAGGCCTTCCGCCAGGTCCTATCCCTCACGCTCCAGTACGTCGGCCCCGCCGAGATCCAGCGCATCACAGCCTCGGCCACCCCGCTGCCTCCCGACATTCAGGACTTCGACGTGATGCTCAAATTCGACATCCGCGAGCTGTCCACCGACCTCGTGACCGAGAAGCTCAAGGCCATCAGCACCCTCGTTCTGCCCCTCGACACCGCCGGCGTCATCGACCGCGCCAAGCTCATCAGTGTCGCCCTCCGGGCCATCGACCCCAACCTCGCGAGCGAGCTGGTCATGCAGCAGGGACCGGCCGCGCAGAAGATGTTCAACGAGACCAACGACGAGATCGCGCTCATGTCGCTCGGCAATCCTCCCCAGCTCCGGGAGAACGACCCCACCGCACCCATGCGCCTGCAATTCAGCCAACAGGTCCTGCAATCCAACCCGAAATATAAGGCCCAGCTCCAGCAGGACCCGCTCTTTCAGGCCAACCTGCAGAAGTACATTGAGAACCTGCAGTTCAGCGTCCAACAGCAGCAGAACGCCATCACCGGCCGCCTTGGAGTCCAATGAAACTGACCGACGAACAACTCTCGGAGGCCCTCTCCGTGTCCGAGGAGCACCCGGTGCTCAAGGCCATGGGCCAACTCATCGACGACACGCTGCGGGACGAGGTGCTCAACGCCCTCCTCCCATCACTTTCCGCGGAGGACCGTGCCTACAACTCAGGCCGGGCAGCCGCGATCAAGGATCTCATCGCACAAATCAGTGCGTTAAGAAATGGGAGGGGATTGACTTCCGGTCAGTTCTAGGCTCTCACTCAAACAACGGCTTCTTGGTTGGCCTTAAACAACCCTGGCGCAGCATACCCGGCTTGCAGGGTCTAAAAGCATGGACATCCCGACGAATACACAGGAAGCGAAACCTGCCCAAAACACGGCACAGCCCCCAATCAACCCGATGCAGTTCGACGAATCGGCGTTGGCGAAGCTACTGAAGACACGATTCAGCGGGGAGGAAGAGAAGGCATCAGCCGTCGAGCGACAAGTGCCGGAGCCGGAAGCCACTTCCGTGGACGATCAGGCCGAGGATGCGGAGCCGACCGCAGAACAAACGGACGCCCAGGCCGAGTCGCCTGAGCAGGATGTTCTTTCCGAGACCGAAGAGAACAGCGACGAGGATTCGCTGGGCTACCGCAAACGCATCGACAAGCTCACGCGCCAGAAGAAAGAGGCGCTGGAGAAAGCCGAGGCGCTCGAGCGGGAGCTCAACGACACCAAGACCAAGCTGGAGCAGACCAACGACAGGCCGACCGCGGTGCAGTCCGCTGCAGACCCGTTTGCCGATGTCTGGGAAGTGTCGAAGCTCAACGATGAGTGGAGCAAGGCCCGGAATCTGAAGCGGTGGTGCGAGGACAACATCGACGGCTGCGAAGTAGAGGGCAAGGAGTACAGCGCGGAGGACGTGAAGCAGATCAAGCGGCGTGTAGAAGACGCCATCGACCTGCACATACCAAACCGCGCCCGCTTCCTGCAGAACTACCAGCAGATCAAGCCCATCGCCGAGACGCTCTACCCATGGTGGAAAGACCGTTCAGCTACCGAGTACACCGAGGCGCAGGCCGTCCTGCGGCAACTGCCGCAGATTGCCTCACTGCCGGAGTACCAAGTGCTGGTCGGTGACTTCATTGCCGGGCGCAAGCTGCGCCTGGAGAAGGAGTCCGCCAAGGGCAAGCCATCTGCCACCCGCCCACTGGCCAAGGCACCCAGTCAGCCCGGTCGACCGACCGCAATCCCTGCAAAGAAGGATGCGGCCAAGGTCGGCCTGGACAACGCCAAGTCGCAGTTCCGAAAGTCCGGGACGACCACCGAATTAGCCCAAGTACTCAAAAGGATGCTCTAAACCATGCCCCTACTTCAGCCCAACCAGGGCGGCTCTGTGCCGCTCGCTTCCACCTCGTCCGCTCGTGAAGATCTGGCGGACTACATCGCCATCGTCGACGCCAAGTCGACCCCGTTCGTGTCCATGGCCCCGAAGGGCCGTGACATCGGCAATATGCAGTTCAGTTGGCAGGTCGACAATTACGGTGCTCCCGTGCTTGCCGGCGTTGTCGACGGTACTGATGTGACCGTTGCCAGTGCCTCCAACCCGGTGGTCAACCGGACCCGTCTGAACAACTACGGCCAGGCCTTCCGCCGCGACCTGCGCATCGGTTTCATCGCCGAAACTCAGGACGTTGCCGGTGTGACCGACGAGCTTGCCAACGGCATTGCCAAGAAGCTTGTTGAGATCAAGCGCGACATGGAGTCGACCTTCATGTGCACCAACCAGGCCGCCCAGGCCGACAACGGTTCGACCAATGCCTACCTGACCGGCTCCCTCGGCAACTGGTTGACCAGCACCAACGCTTCCAACATCGGCGCGTGCGCTTCGGGTTCGCCCTTCCTGCCGGCCTCCGGCGCTGTCGACACCACGGCCTCCGCTTCATTCACCGAGGCGACCGCCCAGAACGTGCTGACCGCTATCTACAGCGCCACCGGCACCTTCCGCGACTACGATTGTATCCTGGGCACCACGCTCAAGCGTGCGTTCACCAACCTCACGGCCTCGGGTGCCATTCAGGTTGCCAATGCCAACAGCATCGCTGCCACCAGCGTCCGCACCTTCAATCAAGACCTGTCGGCCGACACCTTCAAGGCGTCTATCGACATCTTCGAGGGAGACTTCGGTCGCTTGATCCTGCACCCGTCGACCTTTGTCGGTGGCAAGAACAGCACCTCGCTGTCCGCCCAGGCCTTCAAGGGCTACGTGATCCCGATGGACATGGTCGAGGTTCGCTACGCCAAGCTGCCCCAGGTCAAGGATCTGCCCGACGCCGGCGGCGGCCCTGCCCGCCTCGTTGAGGCCATTGCCGGTCTCGTGGTGAAGAACCCGAGCGGCTTTGGTATGTTCAACGGCGCGAGCTAGTCTTAGTTTCAACGGGGGAGGTCCATCCCGGGCCTCCCCCTCTTTCCTTTTCTCATGGCCCACAATTCCGCATCCTCCGTCATCGCCAACGCTCTCGACGATATGCCCGGCGAACTGCGCCGCGCCGTCATCAAGGAGTTCCAATCCGGCATCCAGAAGGACTGGGTCAAGGCCGGCATTGATCAGAAGCGCATCGCCCAGGACTCGCAGCGCGAGGTCCGCGCCGTCGACGGCATCGGTCGCCTGCGGATGCGGATCGACCCCACTCTCTACCATGCCTGGGGCACCAAGTATGGGTACGACTGCTGGAAGGATTCCCAATTTTTGAAAGAGGTTGAGCGGGATAACCCCGAGGTGCGAGTGCGCTGCGGGGCTACACGCTTGCAGGTTGGATGGAGCGGTGGCACAAAACGCAGTAGTCAGAAGTTCACCCTATGAATGTCGGATCAAACCGCCAACTGGCCGGCGAATTCGGTGGCCGGTACATCGACGCCTCCGCGGGCACTGTGACCGGCAACTACATGGAGATCCATGCCGTCGCCACGTCCATCCTCGGTGCCGTCACTTCCAACATCACCAACTTCCCTTCCGGCGTGACGATTCAGGCCGGCGACTCGATCTCGGGCGTCTTCACCTCGGTGGCTGTATCCTCCGGGGCGATCATCGCCTACAACCGCAAGTGGGTCTAAAATGCGTCTCGGACTAGGCCTAGGACTCGGCGTGCAGCAAGCCCTCGGTGGGGTTGGCGGCGGCGCTGACCTGCCTATCATCCGGCGCGACCTGCTCCAGGAGGACGACTTCTTTGTCTTCCTTGAGGATGGCGACAAGATCGTCATCACCTTCGGCACCTTCGACTCTTTAGACTTGGAGAACGGGGACTTCCTGCTCCAAGAGGACACAGGCAAACTCATCATTCAAGCTAACTAACTTATGGCAGACACGAAAATCACGGCCTTGGCGGCCATCACTACGGTTGATCCGGCAGCGGACGTGCTGCCGATTGTGGACATCTCGGATACGTCCATGGCTGCATCGGGCACCACGAAGAAGATCACCAGCAACCAGATCCTCGGAGCTGGCGGCACCGCCACCCTCGCCTCCGCCACCATCACCGGCGCGGCTACGGTGGGGACGACGCTGGGTGTGACTGGTGTATCCACGTTTGCTGCTGGCACCGCGCTGCTTCCCGCTCTTACAACGACCGGAGACGTAAACACTGGCATCTACTATCCTGCGGCAGACACGTTTGCTGTTACTACAGGAGGCACTGAGCGTTATCGTGTAGACTCCTCCGGCAACGTCGGCGTGGGGGTTACGCCGAGTGCGTCTTGGGTTACTTACAAAGCTTTGGAGTTTGACACTGGAATCGTGTCCGGTTCTTCAAGCATGGCGTTGAATCGCAACTGCTATTTCGACGGCGTTAATTGGAGATACAAAGTCACAACCTCGTTTGGTATTGCACAATATCAACTTTCAGGTAACGGAAACCACATTTGGAACATCGCTTCATCCGGTTCTGCTGGTGCTGCTATCAATGGTGGAACTGGTGCTTGGACCCAAGCGATGACGCTCGACGCGAGCGGGAATCTGTTGGTGGGGACGACGGATACAGGTTCAAACAGCGGAATCGGAATCAAGAGCGTTTACAGTTCAACTGCTCCGTATGTTTCAACTGTCGGAAGCTCAAATGCTTCCAATGTCTACTCATACTTGCTCTATTCGACCACTGATGCTGCGTTCAAGTTTTACGTCAGCTACAGCGGAACTGTGTCGGCAACGAACGGAACAATCTCTGCAATCTCCGATGCTCGACTGAAGGAGAACGTGCAGGATATCGACGTTGGACTCGGTGCGATTCTCGCTCTGAAGCCGCGCAAGTTTGACTGGAAAGCTGGTAAGGGTAAGGACATCAAGGGCGACAGGGGTTTCATTGCTCAAGAGTTTGAGCAGGTGTTCCCGAACCTCATCGACGAGTGGAAAGACCCTGCCCCCGAAGGCGAAGCTCCCTACAAGTCCGTTCGCCAAGACCTCATTCCTGTGCTTGTGAAAGCCATTCAGGAACTGGCCGCTGAAGTCAACGCTCTGAAGAACGCCTAATATGAACATCTCTTGGATCATCGAACGCCTGTTGGTCAAACCGACCGAAGGCACTCTCACCGATGTCGTCATCACCGCCGACTGGAGGTGCAACGGCTCGCAGGATCAATACAGCGGCACCTGCTACGGCAGCGCGTCGTTCGCTCCGCCCAGCGAATCGTTCACGCCTTACGAGGATTTGACCGAGCAGCAGGTGCTGGATTGGTGCTTCGCAAACGGCGTCGATCAGAAGGCCATCGAAGCGAACGTCACCGCGCAAATCGAGAACCAGATCAACCCGCCGGTCATCGCTCCTCCGCTGCCGTGGGTGCCGCCGGTTCCCGAGCCGGTTGTTGTTGCGCCCGAGGCCCCCGTCGTCAAAAATCTCGCCGCATGATCAAGATCGAACTCACACCCCAGCAGTTCAACCAACTTTATGAGCTGCTTGTCATTGGAATGAAGGCCGGCAACGTGACCAACATGAAGGTCGGCCTTCCTCTGGTGGAACTCCTTGAAACAGCGGCCGCATATTCACAATCCAAGCCCGAGTAACATGGACGCTTCCAACCAAGGCGGAACGAACGGCCTAGCCCTTTCGCTCGGAACCGCGGCGACTGCGACCGCAGCGTCGATGCTCCCCCAGCTCACGGACGGGATTCGATTCCTCTCCGCCTTGGTTGGCCTTGCCGCCGCCTGCGTTGCCCTCTACAAAGCCCTGAAGAAATGAAAAACATCAAAACTACACTCGCTGGCGTTGGCGTCATTCTCGTTGCTATTGGAAGTGCTCTCAAATCCGTGTTCGATGGCGATCCTAGCACCAACGTCGATCTGACCGCCACCATCGCTCAAGTGACCGTTGGAATTGGCCTCATCTGGGCCAAGGACGCCGAGAAAAAGCCCGAGTGAACTGGATCTACCAGATCCTCAAGGCTCTGCTCGACTGGTTGCGAGAAACACCACCCACCGACATCCAACATGGAAAAGCTCCCGAGGCTCTCAAGAACGATCTGGCTGATCGCATTGCTGGACTGCCTGGGTTGCCAGATGACACGGGTGGTCCTGGTCCCTTCCGGTGATCCGGTGATGCTGGCCAAGCCGGTGAAGGCCAGCGTGTACGGATTCGATTCAAACAAGAAGCTGGTGGGGCCGTCCACGGTGACGCTGCCTGCCGGCTGGTACGCACTGCCAAAATGATCAACTACAAGGGCAACAAGTTCTCGGGCTACAACAAGCCCAAGCGCACTCCCGGCGAGTCGAAGAAGTTCGCTGTCCTCGCCAAGGAAGGCGACAAGGTTGCCTTGGTTCGCTTCGGCGATCCGGACATGACGATCAAAGCTCATTTGCCCGAGCACAAGAAGTCGTTCCGTGCCCGTCACGGCTGCGACAATCCTGGATCAAAACTGTCGGCCAAGTATTGGTCGTGCGCAGCGTGGAAATAAATGAGAACCGTCACCTACGACTACGTGCTGCAACGCGCCTGTGAGCTCACTGGGCGCGTTTTCTCCACCCTAACGACCGAGGAGTCCAACTTCTTCCGCACGTTCATCTCCATGTCACTGCGGAGCGCCTGGGAGTGCTTTGATTGGCCCGAGCAGACGGTGTATCAGCAGGAGTTCTTTGCGCCCACTTACTCCTACCAAAACACCTACAACGCCGGGGACGTGGTCTACTTCCCGGTCGAGGAGAAGTATTACCAGTGGGTCAACATCACGCCGGGTGCCGGCCAGAGCCCGACCACTAGCGGCCCCAACGGCACGCTCAACTCAATCTACTGGTCCGAGGCACAGCCTTCCTACGGTAACAATGACGGCGACTGGGACAGCACCACCTCCTACACCATCGGTCAGATCGTGTTGTATCCGGTGACGCAGGAGCACTATCAGCTCTATGCCATTGCACCGTCCGGCACCGTCCCGACCAACACAGCCTACTGGGGAATCCTGAACAAGTTCCTGCGCAATATCTCGCAGACCAACAACCCCGACGGCACAACCCGGGCTGTCCCCATCGGTGAGACTTTCTCGGTCTGGCCAGCCGACCCTCGTGTCACCTGGCGTCAGCAGGAGGTCACGTACACGTTCACCGATGACGGTGTGCTGGTTGGGAACGACCTCCCCTACGTCTGGCTGGAATTCCGCAAGACCCCACCGCTCCTGTCTAGCTCCGCCGAGGCCACCGCCTACGCCTTCCCCTACCGCTTCTGCGAGATCTGCGCACTCAAGGCAGCCGGCCAGATGCTCCGGGTCGACGGCAAGATCGACCTGGGCAACCAGTTCCTTGAGTTAGGAGAAATTGAACTGACCAAGGAGATCGACAAGGTGGCGCTCCAGGAGAAATATGTCCGGCAGATAATCGTACCGTCCCGGTGATATGCCTGACCTGCCTCAAATCGGTGCAATCGACGATGGATTCGTTGGAGTGGTATCGCGCATTGACCCTGCGCTGATCCCGGCCTCCTACGTTTCCAACGCCGTCAACCGACGCTTCGAGGATCAGGTCATCAAGAACCGCTGGGGCATTGTGCAGCCCAAGTGGGGCGGCCGCTGGTCGAGCGGATCACGCATCGTCACGCTCACATCTGGATCATCGGTCGGTGTTCCTGTCTCCGGCACTCAGATCCCGGCAAACTCGCAGGTGGTTTGCGACGTGGACGCCAACACCCAGATCTTTTCCAACGGCACGCTCTGTACGCTGGACGACAACACCAACGCGACCTTCAGTACTGCGGCATTTAGCTTCGCGCCGTCGCCTGCAAACAAGACGGTGCAGTTCTACGCCTCAACCGCTCCCTTCGAGGACATCCTCGGCGTCCTGCCCTACCGCGACCCGGACACCGGGGCCAATGCACTTCTGGTGGCAGTCAACGAGGCCCGGACCTCTGACGGTGGCCAGGGCAAGGTCTGGTGCATCCGGCCCAACCAGTCGCCCGTGGAAGTGTCCATGAACGGGCACGACATCTACCTGCCGGTGCGACTCATCCAGGCCACCAATGGCGTGGTCATGCTGCGCCCGGGCAACGCCCGATACTACTTCGACAGCGTTACCGGCATCGTCTACGACTCCATCGACACCGAAGGCAACGATGCAATCCTGTGTGAAAACAGTTTCCTTCTCTCCCAAGAGGCATCCACCGAGATCACACTGAATGTGGTGCCCGATCTGGCCACCGGAGACATCGTGAACGTCGGCCAAGTTGGCAATGCTGCTCCACTCTGGAATGCGTCACCCGGGTCTGGTCAAGGCTTCCAGCTCTACGTCAATGTGGTCAATCAGGAGATCTCGTTGCACCTGACTCTTGCTGATGCTCGGGCCAAGACCAACTCGTTGCCACTGAACCCAGAGAACAACGCCCGCTACTACATTGAGCTGGCCAGCAACACGACCGGCTACGACCTGGCTCAAGACATCGTCAACAACCTGAACGACGGGATGCCGATCCTGATGCAGAGCACGGCAACCAACCCGTCTGCGCTCGACGCCGGTTTCAACCGCATCCCCTCCACGCTGTCGATCAATAGTTCCGACGCTACTGCGGACACCATTGCGGTCTTTAACCACAACTTCATCCCGGGCGATCAGGTCACGCTGACCAACATTGAAAACGGTGGGGCCAACGTCACCAACAAGATCTACTACACCTATCCGGTCGACAACAACACGCTGCGCCTGTTCTCAGGTACGACCGAGGAGACCGACTCGCTAAACGACGCCAACCGAGCAATCATTCAGATCACGACCACCGGCACGTCGCCCAATATCTCCATTACCGACGTTGTCATCCTCAATCAGGGTTCCGGCTACCTCTCGGCCCCGGTGATCACGGTCTCTGGAACATCCAGTGTGGCCGCAAGCCTGACTGCAACAGTCACCAACGGAATCGTCAGCGCAGTCACCATAGTCAATGCGGGCGTCTATTCAACGACCCCCACTGCCACGGTGGCCATGCCTTCGACCCTGGTGGACATTACCACTTCCAACATCACCGGCAGTATCAAGCGCTCGAGTGCTTCCGGTTCCTCGGTGCCCCCGGGTCGCGAGGGCCTGTACTTCCAGAACCGCCTGCTGCTGCTCTACGGTAACGATTACCTGGCCGTCTCCGATGTGCTGGACCCGCTGCACTACTCGCCTATCCTGAACGAGTTCAAGCTCAACACCGGCAGCAATGACCGGGTGGTGGCCCTGTACCCGTTCAACATGACCACGCTATTGGTCTTCAAGGAACGCTCGGTGCTGGCCGTGGAGAACCTCTACGGCGACCTGTCGACCACCCGGCTGACCGAGATCACCCGGGAGTTCGGCTGCGTGTCTCAGGCCTCTATCGCAGGCACAGGCTCCGACGTCATCTTCCTGTCCCAGCGCGGCATCATTAGCCTGCGCCAGACCGAGTTTGGCATCAGCCAATCGGTGGTGGTGCCATTGTCCGACCAGATCCAGAACATCGTCGACGACATCGACCAGGCCTTCTGGAGCAACGCCTGCGGGACCTACTTCTCGAACCGATACATCCTAAGCGTGCCGGTCGAGGGCGGTGACGGCACCAACCAACGCACGCTGGTCTACAACTTCCTGAACAAGGCCTGGGAAGGCTACTGGGAGGGCTCGCTACTCGTTCCGAAGTACTGGTCCAGAGTCATCGTTGCAGGCACCGACACGCTGTGCTGGGCCGATGAGAGCGGATTAATCCACCAGTTCGACACGCTCGGTCTTGTGGACGCCGACCGCACTGGCGTGCTGACCCAGATCAGCACCGAGGTTCGCTTCCGCGGCTACACCGGGGAGGACAACGTCGACCACAAGCAGTGGACCGACATCCAGTTCGAGCTGGGCAACTGGAACACCCGCTATTCCATCACTGCGCAGTTCGACGGCGTAAATGAGTTCTACACGGTTGCCACCGACCAGACCAAGGATCGCACGGCTTACTACACCTACGGCAGCGGCACCTACAACACCAACAACACCGCCGACAACTTCCTGGCCCCGTACCGCGAGGACTACTCGGTGACCACCCAGTTCCGCTGCGGAAACAACGGCTGGAAGGCCGGCCTGCACCAGTTCTTCAGCCACAAGGCCCGCCTGCGCAAGCACTCGGCCTCTGTGCAGCCCCTGATCACCACCGACCAGGGCTCCCTCGATATCTACAGCGCCAAGGTCATCGGCATTGCATTCCGACTCTACGGCAAGAACGACGTCTAAACCACCATGCCACTCTTCGTAAACGTCACCCCAGGCACCACGATCAGCCCGACAACCACACTGTCGGCCTCGACGCTCAACCTCCTTGGCACACCCACGGTTAACATTACGGGCACCATCGACGGCGGCACGCTGACCATCGGTGCCAACTCAGTGAATTCTGATGCCATTCAGAATCTGGCGGTGATCACCTCCAAACTGGCCGACAACGCTGTCACCAACGCCAAGCTGGCGACGATGGCGGCCAACACCATCAAGGGCAACAACACCGGCAGCAGCGCGACTCCGGTCGACCTGACGGCAGCCCAGGCCAAGACCCTGCTTTCGTTGGTGCCCGACGAGACAACGATTGAGACCAGCGGCACCACGATCCGCCTGAAGGACAACTCGGTCACCTCGGCCAAGCTCTCAACCGCACCACAGGCCAGCAGCTCGACCACGCCGACCGTTAATGTCGGCACAAGCCTGACTTGGGATCTGACGCCTACCGGCAACGTGGCTGTCACGCTGACCTTCGGAGCCAACGACGAGGGCAAGACCGTGCTGGTGAAGGTGAAGCAGAACGCCGGCGGCTTACTGACCGCAACCTTCTCGGCTTCGGGCGGTAAGACGATGCAGTTTCAGGCCGGCAGCACCCCGACACTGACAACTGGTGCCAACAAGGCCGACCTGTTTGTCTTCACCTGCATCGGGTCCAACGTCTACGGCAAGCAAATCGCCAACTTCAACGCCTGATGCACGCTGCCTGGTTCAATGAAGGAGCGCCGGTTCCTACGGGAACCACGTTTCCGATCATCTATTCCGACAGCTCAACGCTCGATCCCGAGAGCCTAAATGTCATCATCAACCCTGCTGTATCACTGATCACAATCTCTGATCTCTACGGCAGGCCTGTCCCTCCGACGACGACGATCAAGTTCCTTTTGACTCCGGTGCTCGCGTATATCCGAGAAATTCAAAACACCTCAGACTTCTCGACCTACACAGCACCATTCACGGTGAATTCAGTGTTTCCAAACGCAAATTCCTACACGTTCATCTATATCGCCGCTCGGGCGTTCGACACTGTCACTGGCGCTGGCCAGCAGTGCGAGGTGTATGTTTTCCAGACTCGAGTGCAGCCTCAAGACTGAGAATGATCCCCCAGATCACAGACTACCTACTGCACAAGCTCCCGGACAGCTTCAAGGGCTGGACCCGTGAGGCCGTCGAGGACTACGTCATGTTCCATGCGGAGCAGGGCACGCTCAAGATCGCCACCCAGGACGAGCAGGTGGTTGCCGTGCTGGTAGGCTGGCGTCAGACGGGTCCAGAGCCTAAGGCCTGGGAGTGGCAGCATTCCGACCCCAATGGCGACCACTGGTACTGGCATCAATTCGCCGCGGATTGCGCGGTATTCGCCATGGCGGTGGCGGCTAAGTTCTTCCATGACCGACCGGAGGCTGCAATCCTCCCGGC